CAATTAGTGAATTTATCTGTTTATCTTTCTTTTTGGAGTTTGTGTGTATCTCCTTTAATAAATCAGAAAATCTTTTGCCTTCAAATATTTCTTCTTCAAACATAATTTATCTCCGTCTTTACTATAAATATCAGATTACTTGGAAAATAAAAAAGCCCGGAGCTATTAACTCCGAGCTTCTTAATTTAGCTTATTTTATCAATTACTTCTTGACAAAAAATGAGGCCACAATTACTAGTACTACTAGTCCTGCGAATCCGCCTTGGCCAAATCCATTTACTAATGTAGTAAGATTTGCAATTACATCCATTCCGTAGATTGAACCACCAGTTAGTACGAACCATAAGATCGTTACTGGTAATACAGCCATTAAGATTGAACCTAATCCACCAAAAAATCCTGTAATATATTTAATTACGCTATCCATTTTGATTTCTCCTGTTTTTCTCTATTCTGTTAATAATTGTCGAGAGCATTTATCCCACTATGGGATTTAATTAAAATTTAAGACCAAACCCTAGAGTTAGGTTTGTAGTCTTTTCCTCCATATTGTAGACTATTTTTGGGTCTACAAAAATGTTGCCACGTAATGTGAACATTTTACCTGCACCAATATTCATGTTTTCAGTGCTTAAACCGTCAGTTGCTACGTACACAAAATATCCTTTCATAAAATATCTTGCATGGAAATCCATCTCCATGTCAACTGTTGAATCAGCTTGAGATACGGAAAGGCCAACCATTAAGTTGTCCATTACGCCATATCCTACAGTTGGCGAAACTGCCCAATCTGTCCAAGCGATGTTTGCTACATCTCCAGTACCTACGTACCAGTCGCCTTTAGTTTGCGCTTGTGTTCCTAAAATAGTTGCACACGCCAAAACTACTGTTAAAATAATGTTTCTCATAAAATTCTCTCCTATCTAATTTGCTTAATAATGAAAATGCTCTCTTCTTTTAAGCCTTTATTGAATAACCTGACGTCATTCTAATAACCTTTATTTAATAACCTTTTTCTATAACCA